TGGCGGGGAAGCCAGGGAATAAATCCCTGTTTGAGTCTTTGACACCTATGCCTACAAAAACACGCAATACTGGCCAAATGTATCCAGCGCTCTATCGGGGGGTTTACCTCCCAACTGGCGCTGAGTCCATAGTCAACTACGGAGATCAATCGATCTCTAAAGAAGACTCGTCCATCGAGTATGACAACTCGGGAATGACGAAGCCGAATCGTTGCGTGCAATTGAAGCGTACTACTGTACCCCTTAGTCAAGGGGCTTATAAATGGAGGTATCCTGCTCAGAACGAGCACACCTTCACGGGACTTCAGGGCCTTCACAAGCTCTTTTGTCCTACGGTAGTCCGTCTCGAACCCGAACCTGTCGGTTGGGAGGAGAATCTGCATGGTGCCTGGGAGGCCGTAAGGCCTTCTATGTATCAGAGGTTTAGCCTTCCGAACTTTGCGTATGAACTACGCGAGATCCGGCAGCTGTATCGGTTATGGAGTAAGAAGCTTCGCTTGTTGAAAAACTTCGCGAATCTCCATCTGAACGTTGAGTTCGGATGGCGTCCATTCCTTCGAGACGTGCAGCAGATCTACCAAACTCTCACAAAAATGTGGGAGAAGTGGGACCAGCTGCAGGCCAACATGCTAGTAGTCCAGACGCGTCATTATTCGAGAAATCTCGAGTATGATACACCCGAACCGCATGTATGGGAGGATAATACCCTCACAGGTAATTATGGTAAAACGTCATACGAGTGGACAGTAAAGCCGGTTTACCGGTTCAGTGTCCAATTCGTCTACACCATACCCGAACAGCCAGTGGCCCACGTCAGGGCCTTCCTGGATTCGTTTGGAGTACGTATCGCCCCGAAAATAATTTGGGATGCGATTCCGTACAGTTTCGTTGTAGACTGGTTCGCTGACATTGGGGGATTCCTCGATGCCTTTGGATCAGACAACCTACAAGTGAAAACTAACATCCTCAATGCCTGCCACTCCTATAAGGGAGAGGCAAAGTCTGTCGTCTCGATAAAAAGAGGCGACGGTGCATTGGTCCCGGTATGGGACTTAAGGACGAAACGCTACGAGCGCATGTTATGCGACCCGTTGCTAGCTACACCGCAAGTTGAACTCAACATGCCCGGCGTGAGGGAAACCCTGCTTGCAGGGTCCCTAGGCGTCGGGTGGTTAGCGCCTAATAGTAGGCGCGTGTGGTCGCCTGGTACTAAACGTACCTTTCGACGAGTATCGAAGCGGATACTAAGATCGCTTCGGGGTGTCCGAGTGGACACCTTAGTATGATCCCTTAATGGGACACGGGGTTCAAATCGAGGCTGAAGAAGCCTCATAACCCCATCAGCCCGAGTGGGTTGGTGGATCACAGATAACTAGAAAACACACAAAGTATGTTCGCTAACGACCTAGCCCTCAACCCGAATGACTCGGGTATCACGGGAGCCACTAATGCGGCTATCACCTTCAAACTGACTAACGTGGACGCGGGCGCAAGCTCGCGAATCGCGTCGTCCAGTACGATCGGTGCGCCGCACACCCTGTCCGTCGGTCATCAGACCAGCGGAAAAGGATCTGCAGTGGTGGATCGTCACGTAGTCCGCATCGACCGCGTTTTCGCGGCCGCTGGGGACGTTCCGGAGCAGAAGCTCAGCGCCTATTTGGTGCTGGTCGTGCCTCGGCAGTCTGTGACAGTCACGCATGTAATCGACGCAGTGGGAACGATTATTGATCTCTGCAAAGAGACCAGCGCGTTTGACCTGCTGCTCCGCGGGGAGTCCTAATCAGACAATCCCGCGGTGATGTGCGTACCTCGCTGTTGGTAACAGCATCGAGGGCGACGTCGTAGGCGAGCTAAGTGTGTATCACTGAACATAATAAATGAACAATGAAAGCGCCGCGTATTACACGCGGCTATACCTAGCAGTCCACGGCGACGTGGCACTGCATTCAACATATAACCCGGCTAATGCGATTCAAGATGTTCTCCGAATAGGGGACTATCTTCGCAAATTCGGTTTCCGCTTCTTCACAGAAGTATTACCGACAATAGGCAAGGCGCTAGACAGCGCTCTTGCCCTGAAACAGCCGTTCGAGCAAGCTCTAATAGATACAGAGCCCGAGTCGTGCATTCCCGTATTATACGGTGATGTATTTCGGAGAGTACTACTCCCCGATGGTTCAATCCGCAGTGATGCGGACCCTGATGCAGTTGCATCGCTACGCCAGCTTGCGTACTTGTACTACAAGCTGGAACTACCGTATACGAATGACCAGAAAACAAAAGTCCTTGCGGACTTCGTCATGGTCGATCGTGGCCTCGCTGATCTCGATTTTATCGACTCAGCTGGACCCTTCGGAGCGTGCCTTGATATTGCGAGCAAGCTTGCTTGTCGCGTCTTTGGCACTCTTGATCCATGGGCGATACGCCCTAGTCATGGCCCGGGAGCTGTTGCTACCGGGGAGAAGAGTTGGGAGAAAAAGATCTTTAAAAGGTATTACCGGCAATTAGCCGCGTTTTACCCCTACGAGTCTTACTTCCATGTAGGTTTGTCGCATTTTTGCGATGACCTTAACTACTACCTCCACATGCCTGAGTTAGATTGGGGAACGGCAAAAGTCGTTCTTGTTCCCAAGGACTCACGTGGACCACGTCTGATCTCCTGCGAACCACTGGAATACCAGTGGATCCAACAGGGATTGGCCCGTGCGATCGTATCTCGGCTTGAGGCTCACCCTGCAACGTCCGGTCGGATTAATTTCTCCGACCAAACCGTGAACAGGAAACTGGCCCTCGAGTCCTCTGTTTCCCAAAAGTGGGCAACATTAGATATGAAGGAAGCATCCGATCGAGTATCCAACCAGCTTGTCTTTGCTGTCTTCGGACGGCTCCCCGTTTTACTACGGGCACTGATGAGTTCAAGGACGCTCGCTACGCGCTTACCTAACGGTGAGATCGTGAACCTTAACAAGTTCGCACCCATGGGTTCGGCTCTCTGCTTTCCAGTAGAGAGTTTTATCTTTTGGGCGGTCTCTGTAGCGGCGCTGTGTGTATTCGGAAAATACGGCTTAAAAGCCGCAATGGACCGAGTATATGTCTATGGGGATGATATAATCGTCCGTCTCGAAGACCATGAGACGGTCACGAAGGCTCTTGAACGTGTTGGCCTGTTGGTCAACCAAACTAAGAG